CGCACTATTCGTATATGGGATATGCATATGCAGAAGGAATACTATCACGACACGGTTTCATGTCTATATTTTGCTAAAAAGCCTATATCATTTTTTGTATTTTTTTGTTTTATTTCTACCACCTATTGGTTTTTTTACTTGTTTGCCGCTTCTAAGTTTCATATATTTTGATAAATCCATTTCTGGCTCATCTATTACTTTTCTTGAATGAGATAATGCTAATTCTAATCTCTTCGGCTTTCTATTATAATTTAATCCATAGTCTAATGCACCATTCAATCTCTTGAATTTTCTAGTTACTGAATTATCTCCTCCTCGTTTTGAACGAGACTTTCTAAATATCTTGTTTGTTTTTCTGGTTCTCATTACTATATAGTCCTATTTTTTCGTAGCATTATATGTTCTTACAATTCTTACACCAGAACATCAAATAATATATAAAACTGATAGGTTTTTGACTAAGACATAGTATTACACCCTTGGTAAATTACACCCTTAGATTTATCGGTGTAAAACGGAACAAGGTTGTAATGGCGTGTGTGTAAAAAACAATGTAAAATTCTGTAAATAAGCATGTTTTTTTATTTTCATTTTGGGTAATAATTCAAATTTATGGACATTTTGATTGCTGTATTTTTTTTAGTTCCATCCATTTAGCACAGTCATCTTTTCCCTCCTGGGTCGCTGCCTTATTACACGCAATCATTTTATCCTTCTCCTCTTCGCTAAGAACCAAGGGGGTTTCAAGTTTAGCACGTTCCAATCGTTCCTTCCTTTTCTTCGCTTTCTGTAATCGCAAAGCCTCTAACACCTTTTCAACTTCAGTCATTCTAATAAATTATTAATAATCGTCATATATGATACTTTAAAAAAGCCTTTCAATTTTACATATTATATTGGTCATTAAAAAACAATATAATATGTTTTCTTTTTTATCTTTTCTCTAATTTTTATGTTTTCTATTTTGAATCGAACCCGAGAGAACTGAACAATGCCTCAAGTGAATCCGACATAATACCTTTAGAACGAACAAGCGGCAGAGGTTCTAACAACGAACCACTTGGCTTTCTCTCTTCAGGTTTCACCCCCGCACCTTCAGCGATCGTGAATGGATAATACGGACCATCTCCTTCTACGTCAGGTTTCCACGCATCAAATGGATCAACTGGATCCAAATTTACTTCATGTAAGAATGATATATCTTCAACTGTTTCAACGAAGCCTTTTGCACAGAAGGTGTACAGTTTCCCATTACCGTGTCTATAGATGTAATGCTGACGCCCACCCCAATTAGTAGTTCCAAACATAGCCAATCTCAACTCGGTATTCTCAATGAACTCATTTTGAATTCTACACCCATCAGCATACTCTCTACGACCTAATTGCGGTTGAATCCCTCCATCACATAACCTTCCCTCATCGATGAGTTCTTTCACTAAAGCAAACATCTTACAATTTTCGCATTCGTTAACAGCAGTCATATTTAATCACAAATATATCTTATATGCTACTAAAGAATAAGAAAAAAAGCCTTTCAATTTTACATACCTTTTTATAGCAATCCCTTTAATGCCTTTGGTATCTTTTTATGTTTCTTAAATAACGCAAGCATAACCGTATATTTGTTTGCTATAAGTGAAGAGACTAATTCATTACTAACGATAATATCCTTATGTTTTAATAAATATTCTACAAGTGGTTTTAAATAACTATTGCTATAAGGAGCGTGTGTTAAGTCGTATAATATACTTCTATTCCAAGGGTCATGTTTAACATTTACATCAAACTTTGGGTTATGTATAATTTTATCAATTTGTTCAACTGAATGTTTTTTTGTTGCTTCATCCGCACCAGCTAAAAAAGTATAACGGAATACCTCCTGACTATCAAAAGGCATTATTTGTTTACACGTAACTGCTATATCACTTCGACATATGGGGCAGGTTGGTTTATTGCGATTGCTCTTACACCATCCAACCAAACAGCCTTTATGAAATTTATGTTTGCATTTGGTTTTCACTTGTCCGGACGAAATTCTGTCTAAACATATAGCGCATGTATTATCTAACACACTTTCACAATTTCCAGTCTTTTTATTTTTACGCGTTCCATTAGGACATCGTTTTTTTGCGGTTGTCGTATTCGGCATTTTGTATATCATATATCAACATTTTATTTATGTCTAGCAAAATTGAATTAAATGGTAAACTTATCTAATATGTATAAACAATATGTCTTTACAAAATGATAAATCTTTAAAAAAGGTTATAATTAAACGAAAGAAATTAGAAAACGTCATGGTCGAAGTTCCGGATATTGATATAAAACATCAAGAAGGTCTCTCCTATCTATCGACACTTCCAGACAAATCGATTGACCTGGTTTTAACCGACCCTCCTTATATTATTTCCAGAGACAGTGGTATGAATTCGCATTATAATCAAGTCAAAGAAAATGAACGTTTAAATATTGAACACATGAAGAGTGAAGATGAATGGATAGCATATAAGACAGAAAATGGATTAGACGATGATTCAAAACGCGATAATTATATGAAATATGGAACTATTTATGGAAAAAAATATTGCGTGAAAACAGATTATGGTAATTGGGACAGTGATTTCACAATGGATAGTCTCGACCGTTTTATTGGAGAATATTATAAAAAACTACGTGTTGGTGGAACAATGATAATGTTCTTTGATATTTGGAAAATTACAGACCTAAAAGCCCTGTTTGAAAAACATAATTTTAAACAAATTCGCTTTATTGAATGGATTAAAACCAATCCCCAACCGTTGAATTCGGCTGTAAATTATTTGACGAATTGTCGAGAAATCGCAATGGTGGGGGTTAAAGGCGGAAAACCTACATTTAATAGCAAATATGATAATGGGATTTATCATTATCCACTTCAAGGTGGGAAAAACCGATTTCATCCTACACAAAAAAGTTTGCTTTTGTTTGAAGAACTCATTAAAAAACATTCTAATGAGAACAGTGTTATCCTAGATACATTTCTGGGCGGAGGAACAACCGCATTCGCATGTAAAAATACAAATAGACGTTTCAGGGGGTGTGAATTATCAAAAGAATATTATGATAAAGTTATGGAACTGATTGTGTAGGATAAATACGATTATCATTAAAATAATCTTTTTATATGTATTATGAAAACCTTTTCACTTTTGTTTCTGAATTAGTCACAAATTTCATAACCTTTGGTTCTTCTCCGAAAATATAGTCACGACTATGGGCGGATACTAAATGTTGAATCAGACATGATACAGGAGGTTCTGATTCATCTATTTCAACATACATATGTGCGTATTTTAACGTGCGTAAATGATGAATCGCCGGCACAAGATCACGATTATACATTTCGATAAACGTTGTTAAAAATGTTCGAGTTCCGGTTTTTTTATATTCTTGAAATAATTTTTCGGAGTCTTGTTTGAGTCCGTGGATTTCAGCAACTTTCTTTTCGATCATTAATTTTGTCTCTTCATTGTTATGAATAGAATCATACCGGTCAATCGCATCTTTATATATATCACTCGATTCCATGTAAGTGTCGATATGTTCTTTAAAATCACTTGAATAGGTTTCGGTATTAATATATTTAAACACCGAATTTAATTTATCTACAATAATTTGTTGTTTGTCGTCTTCAATCTCTTTTGAAAACATATTAATAACGTCTTCATTGCGTGTATAATCTCCTTCATAAATAGAAATGTCTAGTTTACACGGACTTTTATCATCTCCACATTTCGCACTATAATATTTATCTTTATGTGAGAATATAGAACCTACCTTTCGATTACAATTCACACAAACGGGTTTCACATCCCCAACCAGTTTCTTTCGATCCTTTTTATTCGCTCCTTTTGCAAAAGCCTTCTTTTTCAAATTCATAAAATTTGTATCATATGTATTTTTAAGACGGAAATATTCGTGTAAACTTTGTAAGTAATCGAGTTTCTTTCCTGACTTCGAATGTCTAACTTCCCCTTCTCGTTCAATTTCAATAAAAGGGTTATTTTCCATTTCAATACGTGTAAGAGATGTCGGCACGTGTTGTAATACCAAAATAGGATTATTCGAACAAATTAAATGTTTCAATTGTTGGGTTGTTTCTAAATTAAGTTCTTTCAACTGATTGTTTTCGACGTTTAAAAATTCGAGAGAATCCGGTAATTTTGATAGTGTTTTTAATTCATTATTGGCTAGATTCAAATGGGTTAATTTATCTAATCCATTTGCGTCAAAAGAGTTGATAATATTGTGTGAAATGTCGATCTCCTCTATATCTTTGGGTAAAAATCCAAGATTTTTGATTATATGTCCACTACAATGAAGTATTTTTACGGAATCGGGTATATTAAATAGACTCGTTATTTCCCCCGTATTTTCAATGTATATGGCTTTGATATTCGTAATATTCTTATCTTTTAATATAGAAAAATCCACATCACCACGCATCGTTTTGGAAATGTGCAATTCATTTATCTGTGAAAAATCGATACTATCAATAATTGTAGATAATATTGCTTGATTATCATTTTCAGATATAATTTCTTCACGTTCTACAGGTTTACTCATTTTATAACGGATTATAAAATAAATAGATATTAAAATTTTCATCTACTTGACGTTAAATTTCCAATAGGAGTACTCATTAAATTTTTTTGCTGAACTTGATAATATCGTATTCTATCTAAAATATGCTGCTGGTCCTTATATAATTTCAATTTTCTCTCATATTTAGACGGCTGGTTTTTGTTTGAGTAATATAAAAATAATCCCACCACTGTGATAAATAAAACACCTATTCCTATATTTAATACATTGTTGTATATATTTACTCTATTTTCGTGACATATTTTCAGGCGGTCCACTAAAAATTCCCCAAAATGTGATTCGGTTAATCGTGGTTTATCGTTTACTATATTATACATTATACTATAGAATTACATAAATTAATAACATTTCTTCGCTATTTTTATGAAAATACCGCAGATTCTACGTGATTCGACTCTATCGTATAAGGATTATTTGAAAATATAATTTCTTGTAAATTACATATTTCATTCAATGTCGTGTTTAAATAAAATATCATTTGATCCATTGTATGAAAACTCATCAATATACCATTCATATCGAATAGTTTAAATAAACCCACCTTTAATAAAACATCAGTTTTGGAAATGATTAAATGTGTAGTTCCGGTGACGTGTATCGCTTCTATTAAACGTTTTAAATTTAACCATTTTATCTTTCTCTTTCGACCGGTAGTAACACCATATTCCTCTCCGGCTTCACCAACAGCATTCAATTCTTTATTCTCAAATAAACATTCGGGAAATTCCGGATCAATTCCCGAACGTGTATCGTATATTTTAGCAGCCCCATAAATATTTCTCACCAATTTTGGAGAAAATCCTAGACTACACGCACCATATGGTAACGTCACACTCGAAGTTGTGTAGGGATAATTACCTTGATTTATATCCAACCAGAACCCCTGGGCTCCTTCGCATAGAATCTTACCATGTAATTTCTCATCCCATAAAAATTCACGCAATTCGTCTACTTCAGATACACGTGTTCCAACTCGTCGGTATTTATCACCATAACAAGGTGCTATACCCTTTGATGTTGTTCCTTGAACAATAGAAATTTTCGCAATATCTTCTGCAATATGCTCATTCGTCACAATATGCGCCTTTGGAGATATCTTTATTAAAGAAACGTTAAAATTATGGTCCTGTAAATACTTAATTTCAGCAAAAAACGCATCTATATTTACCACACAATCTGGTCCAATTATAGAGGGAATATTATAAAATACACCACTTGGTATTAAGTGTGTTTTAAACTTAATACCATCTACAAATACCGTATGTCCCGCATTATTTCCTCCTGCCCATCGGCAAACAAAATTATATCGATTCGTCCTTGCTAATTCCGAAACAATTTTTCCTTTCGCTTCATCGCCCCACGCTAATCCGCAGCAAATATCCACCCCTGTAATTTTCATGCTATAATTAAATTATACACTGTTGTTTATATATTATTTATTGAATAAATAATATACAGTTACTCCTTTTCTACAAAATCTTTGTGTTATGTATAGAATGTCCGAAGTTTCAACTAAAAAAAAATCGTCGGGTGTAACCGCATTAATAATTATATGTATAACATTCATTGTACCATTGGCCTTGTGGTTTAGTGTAGCATATAATTCTTCTGGAGGAGTCATAAATTCATTTTTGTTATTTTTAGGTATTTATGGATTCGCATTTTTGATCACATTGATGTATTATCGAATGGTTATTCAAGATGATATGGAAGCCAAAATCGACAAAATAAATTCAATGAAGGTGAAATCAATCGCTGCTACTACATTCGCATCATTTTCACTTGTTTTAATGACCATTTTTATTTTGGCCGTAAATCCTAAATTAATCACAATGTTTGAAAATACAATTGGTATTTGGTTTCTTGGAATAACGGGTAATCGATATTTTGCGAATGATGTATTCTATTCAAAAACATTTAGTGACTTAAGAGAAAACACAGACGATAAAAGTATTTTTGACCAATCCTTTTTATTAACACGATTTTCAAATGATAATATAGATGAGTTTATTGATGTAATACGACCATTAATGAATAAATTAGATGAAATTCCAGATTTACCCGTAGAATTTCCATTCGATTTTACCCCCAGATTTAAAGCAGAAGGTGATATAAAGAAATTACGTGAACTAGTATCAACCAAACATCTGGTTGGATACTTTTCCTGGATATATTTCACATCCATATTGTCTCTTATTATCAGTATTATATCAGTCACTATGAAGACAATGTAATTATAATTTTATATTTCCATAATATATACAAATGGAATCCGGACTTACAATGTTACTTCACTCTGCGGTTATAGGCCTCGTAGCCTATTTGGTTATGCTATATATTTTGGGACAAAAACAAGTCGTTGCTGAAAATAGAAGTATTGTATTGGCTGCGTTTGTATTAATATACATGATTGCTTTTGGACATGGTCTCCCAACAACCGTTAATAAGAATTTATATTAAACCATTTTAATTTCAAAATTGTAAATTTGAAATTAGAAATCTATATTATTATTATTATATCGGTCACAATGATTCATCAATCTCATCATTATCTAATCTACAGATATGTCTACATATACTTCTACACATACATTTACATTTTTTATCACTACTATGATGTGTCTTATATTGTGGACAAAATTTATTATGATAATCATTTAAATCAGGTCTATTTCTTTTATGAATTTCACAACAATTACACTGTTCAAATAGTGTGTATATCAAAAAACGTTCTTCTTTATCAAATATATCTTCAAATTCCCACGATTTTGTATTCATTATTCGCATTATCATCGATTTTCTACACAACTCTTCTCTCAAATTATGAAATAATTTATAATGAGTTATACTACCCGAATATTCTAATATTTCATTCACTATTTCAGTCGGTAGTATGGGTAACGTCATTGTATATAGTTAATAAAAATTATTTAAATAGGTTAAGTAAATAATTTTTATACGAGTCATGTTTTTAGTTTATCTAAAGTCGTAAATAGTATAAAACAACTAAATAGGATAGAATTGCGATTCCGATTGATACAAACCAAACTGGAATAACCGTTTTATTTCTGTATCCTACGCCAAATTGTCTAAACTCCCCATCTTTTCCATATGCGAAATCGGGCTTCATAAAATGGAATATGGTGAAAGTCGTTAAAAATATAAATATTGCGATACTCGCCTTATTTTGTATTATCACTGATTTATTAAACATAAATAATTTATTGGTATATTATTTATGTATACATTTTTTTCGTTTTTTATACCGATGGACAATTACATAGCGGTATATAATCGTATCATGTATCTTTTGATCGTTTTGTCTCGGATAACGTTTTTTCTCGGACTTGTTTATTATCAAACAGGTTCATAGCATAATGTGTCTGAAACATCAAATTCTCTTTTATTTCTCCTGTTGCTATACGATAATCATCATAGGCTTTCTCATACTCATCGTAATCTTCGTAATCGTCTTCATTTGGCTTTGGTTGTATATTTAATTCTAATTTTGGTATACACGCGTTTTTACACGGATTCAATGTCTTATGTATCGCATGTCCGATTTTAGAACCATGTTTATCAAAACCATCCTTGTATTTTACGAATTCTGCGTCTCCTATCATTTTGTTTTCCTCATTCTTCTTTTGCTCTTTCACATAAAATATACCATTTTTCTTATCCGTTGTCTGAATAAAACGGTTATTTTGGCTTTTATCGTCTAAACACTCGAAAAATATGGTTTGAACATTATCGGCTAGACTTATTTTATTATGGGCTATTTTATCATAATTTCCATTGAAAAATGTCTCAATCCTTTCGCAAAATCTGCTTGTGAAATCTGTGATTGATTCAGCATCCTTACACGTGTTTGTTAAATAGAAATTTAAGGTGTTGTTATGACTATTGGTGTTGGTCGTAGTATTATGATGGTCATTTCCTACGAGAGGCAATACTTCTTGGATAATTTTTTTAGTCATATCAGACTGGTTTTCATGGAGGCCTGTAATCATTTTATTCGTATTGGATTGACTCTCCATTTGAGTTTTAAAAAACATTACAAACATTTCCTTCATCTCTTTATTATCGGCAAGTAATAAGTTAATTACATTATCTTTGTTATCTTCTTTTGGTGTATCTACATCTGGTGTATCTACTTTTTGAAAATTGCATTTTTTTTTGTGACCACATAATGAAGAGGCGTGTTTATAACTTTTTCCACAATTACATAGATATATTTGGGGTTTTTGGGGTTTTATTGGGGTTTTATAATTAGGATTAGTTAGTATTATATGTTTACGAGTGACTAAATGTCGTTTGTAATCTTTTTTATTAGAGCAGTTAAAGTCACATTCTTCACATA